GATCGAAGCTCGACCAGTACCCGATGAGGAGGTCCGACCAGTTGCCGAAAATCAGCGCGCTACAGACCGCGCCCGAGCCGCCCTTGGTGAGAGTAGACGGCACCAGATTGGACATCACGAGCGGATATCCCGCCAGCGTCGTGGCGCCGGGGCCTTCGAGGATGAAATTGCTCGATGTGTCAGCGCTCGATTTCAATATCGTGCTGCAGGCAGCCGTGACCTTACTGTTGGTCAGAAATCCGAGCCTGCCTGTGAGCGCGTTGTCGCCGGCGACGCCTGCAACACAAGCCAGGATGTTCGCCCACGTGATCGGGCCGCCTGCCGCGCCGGTCGGCACGTCAGTGACACCGACAGTTTGCAGGATGCCAGTCGGTTCATCGCTGGCGGCTGTGCCATTGATCGCCGCCGTGTCCAGTGCACGGGCAAGCAAGGCAGCAAAATCGTCCCGCAGAATCTGCTCGATGTCGGGCGATGTCTGCAGAACCATGTTGCGGCTGTACTCGGCCAAACAACCGCAATGATGCGGAACCAGCGTTACCTGTTCGTGCTGGACGTCCGAGACCGTGATGGCATCGTTCTCTGCGACCCAGTACCCAGTGGCGCTCGCCTTCAGTCGCGGAATCGCGACATTGCCGACAAGACCGCTCAGCACGCGTGCGCCGAGACGCTGCGTGGCCATGGCAGCTCGCAAAATGTCGATGTACTGCGCGGCCAGATAATCGGTCGGGACGATATTCGAGCCTGGCCCGGCGGCCGGGGCTGTGGTCGTAATCGGCGCGCGTTTTTCGAACACGCTCATCGGCGCCAAAATGCCTTGCGGCACGGTCGGCGCCCGCTTCTCCAGCTCGCGGGAGATTTCAAGTTCGCGCCCGGCGTCGACAGTCATGCCGGGGATCTGCGAAGCAATCGCCTTCAGCAAACTGAATTGCCGGCACTCAACATCGAAGCGATTGTCGCCGGTCCCGACCGGCGTGCCCTCCATTCGCCTTTCCAGCTCGGCGATGAACTCCGCATTGCGAAGCTCACGTTCGAGCCGCTCGATCTCCGCCTTGCCGGCGTCGAAGCTCACTTGTTCCTCGGCGTTGAGGTCGCGCTTTTCATTGGAGGCTTTGAGCAGGATGGCGCGGAGGCTGTCGGCCCTTGCTGCGCGTTGCTCTTTCAGTCCCTGTACATGCATCATTGTTTGATCCTCTGCGACCTGCCTACGTGATGACGTACTCGTCCAGCAGGCTCAACGGCCCGGTCGCGGGGCCGTCGTTCTCGCGTCGTGGAGGAACGCGAGACGAACTAGCGAGTGGTGGTTTTCTCAAGCGAGCGCTGCAGGCGCTATCGAGCTTGCGAAAATCTGCTTTTGCAACGGTTGCAAAAGCAAAAAACTCAAATGACTTCCAGAAACGGTTCCCAATTATCGGCCTCAACGGCGCGCGAAGCAATGCCCAAGGCCATGGTTAAGCTTACGAGCGGATCGATCCGGCCCGTGCTCTTCCGCTTCGATAACTTCCTATTTCCCGCCGCATCCGTTTCGCACTTCGCATTCGCCGCGGCCATCGTCAGAACCGGGTGTGAATAGTGGCGGAGCTTGCGGTCTTCGACCAGGCGCTCAAGCACATCGACTGCAGGGCTCATATCCTTGAAGCCCTGTCCCCATTCCGCGAGCGGAATGCCGCAGCCGATTTCGTTTAGCTCCCGCGCCAGGTCCTCGATGCGCCAGCGATCGTAGGCGAGGGCGCGAATGTTGTAGGTGCCGTGCAGCTCGGCGATCTTGAGCGCGATCGCTTTCGGGTCCGTCGTCCTTCCCGGAGTGGTCAGGAGGTGCCCGGCATGCGCCCACGTTTTGTAAGGCATCCGATCCTCGTCCTCGCGCTCCTGCAGCGTCTCAGCGGGCAGATAGCAGAACGGCATCACGTCATAGCTGCCATCGTCGGCAGCAAACACGAGCACCAGCGCCGTCATGTCCTTGGTCGCGCCGAGGTCGAGGCCTGCGAAGCACGGACGGCCTTTAACCGACTCCGCCAACATTGCGAGATCGGTTGGACCGCCGCATTCCTTCCACGTCGCCATCGTCAGGAATTGCGCGGACGCATCGACGCGCTGATTGAGCACGAACTGTCGAAATGAATTCTCGGCCGACGGCATGCGCTGCGCCCGCTTCGCTAAGCGCTCAACATCCTCCAACGATCTGAAATCGCCAAGTGCGGGATTTGCCATCGCCCACGTCGCCAGCGACCACGGGTCGGCATCCTTCGGCGCCGTGTGAAGCGTCAAATGAAAGCTCGGATCGTTTATCTCGCCGCGCTGAATGCGGAGCCCGTAATCGATCAGTGTTGAAAGCGGCGCTTCGTCCCGTCCGGCTTGTGTGCTGATCACCAGCATCAATGGTTCGCGGCGACCACCGAGGGCCGTGTCCATCGCATCGTAAAGTTCGCGGCTGGTGGACATACCCAATTCGTCATAGACGACAAAGCTTGGTGAAAGACCTTGCTTCGTGGCGACGTCAGCTGAGAGTGCGGCGTAGATACTGCCGTTCTTGAGGTCTTCAAGCTCTTTTCTGAAGCGGGAAATATTGATGCGTGCGTCGAGCCACGGAACGCGGGTGATGATTGCGACCATCTCGGAGAAGATGCGGCCTGCCTGAAAGCGATCATTTGCGCACGAGAAAACTTCACCGCGACTTTCGCTTTCGGGACCGGAAAGGTGACAGAGGGCCAGCGCGGCGGCAATTTGGGTCTTCCCTTGTTTCCGGGCTAAGGAAAAAACTGCGGTGCGCACCTGGCGCCGGCCGGCTTTATCTTCGCGGTAGACCGCTTCAATAAACGCGCGTTGCCACGGCCGCAGTTTGAGGGATGTTCCTGCGAGCAAACCCGACGTGATCGGCAAAGTCTCGACGAAGCGAATGACGTTCTGCGCGCGTGAAAGCCTCTTCAATGACGGCGGACGACGTTGCGCTGAGGTCTGATGCGGCGCAAGCGCGGGGTTTTTCTTTGCTGCTCGTGGTCCTCGCAATCCCATGGAATTTTTTTCTCAGAAAAATTAAGTCTGCATCAAACCTGTGGGCCGTCCGCCAGCCCGTGGAACACCATCCTTTGAGGGGGGTATAGGCTAGCCGAAAAAAGGATGGCCGGGATCTATAGGGACGCCATTCACATCACAGCCGAGGCTACCATTGCCATGCAGCTTATTGTGGTGCGGGCGGCAAACGGACATCAGCCCATCCAAGGTAGGCAAGAGGTCGCCGCCTTCCTCGATTGGCTTGATGTGATGGACATGCGTCGCAGGCTCCCAACGTCCAGACTTGTCGCAAAGCTCGCACAGCGGAGTCATAGCCAACTTCATGGCTGATAGAAGCCGCCATTTCCGCAGGTCGTGGGGATCTCGCTCACTCACTTGCGTTTCCTCCTGCGCTGCGCTTCGCGAAATTCGATGACCGTTATTTCATGAGCAAAGCGCCGGCGCTCCTTTCGCCTCTGATCACGTGATGCATGACGCAGGGCGGCGATCAAGAAAGCAGGCACCGAACGTGAACCACTCAATGCTCGCCTACGAAGCAACAGTCGGTACCTTTGCCTGGAGGCGAATGATCCTCCGATTCGGACGAATGCCGCTGGTGAGAACAGGGAGTGCCGGCTTCACCCAGATGCCGCCGGCCATAGCCGTGTAAACGTCGTCACCGTCGATGATCCGGAGGTCGTGATAGTAGCCGCGCCCAGCGCGCTGGTTGGTGTCGGTCGACGTGAGTTCGAGTTCGAGACCATCGGGTGTGATCGTGAGCCCGTCGTCCAAGGTCTTGGACAGAAGCAATGGGCAAGCAAGGTTGACTGATCCGGCCATCTGCCAAAAGGCGCCCAGGCTTTCGATCGAGAGCGCTGAGAGATCGATATCGATCAGCACCAGCATGCTGTCGCCCCGGTAGAAGTCAAAATTCTGGTCGCTTATCGCCATTGGCTATCCTCTCTACGTGCGTTCAGTCCCACGGCAGCGTCAGCAGCAGCCAACCGGTGATCGCAGAGGCGATCGTGCCGAGGACGATAAAAGCCATCAGGACGTCGATCATGCCGCCCTCCAAAAGTATTTGCGGAATGTTGTGCTATCCCCCCTTTTCAGGCGACGCCGCGGCTGTGGTAGCGGCCGCCTCCTGAAACGCGATCAGCGGTCGACTGCGCAGACGAGCGGGAGGCATCCAGCGGGTGAGAAATGGTCCCCTCCGCCACGTCTCCTCGATCGTGCGCCCGGCACCCCATCCGATCGAGGACACGGTCAGCGCCAGGGTGTCGCCCCGGTAGGCCTCCAGGGGGAGCGTCGGATCGAAGCCGGCTGCGACCAGCTTGCGGCAGAGCCCAAGCACAGGAGCATTGCCGACGGCGGCGTGGCCCTCCGCCTCGCAGCGATCGGAGCCGGTGAGTTCAGCACGGATCATTGGGCGCATTTCTGGCCTCCAAAAAGTTCCGACATACTGGGTGTTGTGGTTGGGGTCGGCCGCCGAGATGGGACGCGTTTAGAGAGGCAGCCGCGAGGGTTTCCTGCAGTTTTCCCGCAGGTCCGGTTTTGGGGCCGGAACGCTATATTTCATGCGGGTTTCTTGGGTTTTGGCTGAGCAAATAGCGCGGGAAACCAGCGAGCACCAAAACCCATATTTTCAAGGTGTTAGCCAATACAGCACTTCTCAATCCACCTGAGGACTCCAATGCAGTAATTACAGCAACTTAAGCTGATTTTCCCGCGTTTTTCCCGTTTTTAGGCGGACATGTGAAAGGTAATTCTTATTATCATTCAATCGCTTACCCCTGATTTCTTCGCCCCTTCCTTCCCGCATGACTCGCCACGACCAAACGGCATTGACTGAGCAACCGACCTTTTCAGCGATCTCATAGTCGCCATAGCCAGCATCCATGAGGGCCTGGAAACGTGTATTTCTCACGGACTGCATAATGATCCGCGGTCCCGCTAGGCCATAGCGTTTGAAATTCCAGGCCACGACCTGCCGCGAACGCCGAAGATGCTTGCAGACGTCAATTAATTGCCAGCCGCCGCGAAGCAGATCCAAACATTCGGCTACCCAAGGCGGCGCATTGTCCGGCGCACGAAGCGAGTGAACATGGCCCTGCTCGTCCGTGACTGTGTCTCCGACCTGCATCAATTCTTCTGCGGAAACGAAACGAGGCGGCTCGACGACACGCTGTGCAATTGCTGTCGAATCAATTTGTGGCGCCGCCAGTCCCTCGATCGTGGGTATCGCCGGTTCCTCTATTGTTGGATTCTGAATCTGCGCGGCGGGCATGTCCGGAAACATCAAGACAGTCTTTGCCATTGCCCTGCGCGAATGGTCATCACCTTTTAGAAAATGACCGTAGGTATTGATCGTCGTTGTAATACTCTTGTGACCAAGGTGACGTTGCGCATCCTGAATACGCATGTCCTTTCCCAACCAAGTGCTGACCGCGAAATGACGGAGGGCGTGAAGGCTAAAATTGGACAATTCGCCATCCGGATTCTCAGCTGTTTTCTTACCGCCTGGATGACAAAGACCAGCACCTCTCATAATTCTGCGATACGACTTCTGTAAATAAACGGGGCCGATTGGACCTTTACGACCGCGCAAAACATAGCCTTCGGTTGGACGACGCCAGAACTCATGAAGATCTATCAAAGCTTGCCGCAGGATCGGATTCATCGGGATCGAGCGGCGACCGGCTTCTGTCTTGGGATCCTTGTCGCCATCCCATTCTGACCGACTCTCCTCAACCCGGATTTCGTCATTGACCCAGTCGATATTTGGCCACTTGAGGGCGCAAATCTCGCCACCTCGCATGCCGGCGAATGCCGCAAGAGATACGGCGACCCGCATATACATCCAAGAACCATGATCTAAGGTTCGTGCCTTCGGTCCCAACAAGAAGGCAAATAATTGCCGTACCTCTTCATATTCGGGAACATCATCGCGTTTAGTAGCCTTGCCGGGAATCTTGCATGGCCGATCCTTCAGCGGATTGCGAGGCAGCCACTCGTTGTCTACGGCATAATTCAAAATATAAACAACAAACGAGTAGAGAGTATCGACGGTTGAGTGCTTATAGATTTCTGCTTTTTTGTCGACCAGCAATCGTTGAACATCCGGAGTACGAATCTTATTGAGCTTCAAATGCCCCAATGCCGGAATGACATGTTTCCGAATTAGATTGTTATAATTGTATCGAGTAGCACCAGCCAGATCGCGATTGCGGCTTTCGTGGCGCTGGTCATTCCATTTTAGATATTTCTCGGCGGCTTCCTTGAAGGTGATCGTGACGCGATCGGCAACATGGATCTTGTCGGCTAGCTCGCGATCGATCTTGGTGGCAAAAGCTTCGGCGTGGCGCTTGTTCGGGAACCGTTTCTCGCGGCGAATACCCTTGAGATCTCTCCACAGGACAAGCCAGCGATCTTCAGTTTTGCCCTTGTAAGTATAGGGCCGCTTCGTAATCTTCGCTCTGGTCATGGCTGCACCCTCGATGTGCGGTTTGTGGCAAGTGCCGGCGGGTCGTTGCATCGGCCCGTCGGCGCGTTGCCTTAAGATAGGCTTTCAAGTTCCATTAACCAAATAGCCGCAACATGCGCGCACCTGGGGAAAACAACGGGGCGCAACGCATGTACAATCTGGGCTCGGCCGCAGCGGCCACAGGGCTGAACAAGTCCTCCGTTCTACGGGCGATCAAAGCGGGCCGGATTTCCGCGACCAAGTCCGAAGTCGGCGAATGGCAGATCCAGCCGGCCGAGCTGCATCGGGTCTATCCGCCCGTTGCGGAGACAACTGAGCCCGCGCAACCAGAGCAATCCGGTGCAACGGTCCGCGTTGCAGGCCTCGAAGCGGAGATCAGGGGATTGCGCGACGTTGCCGAGCTGCTACGCGCGCAACTAACAGAGACGCGAGTCGATCGGGATCAGTGGCGCGAAGTAGCGTCCCGCCTCGCCTTGCCGAACGCGGAGCAAAAACGGCGCCCGTGGTGGCGATTGCATTTTTAGGTGTTCGGGAAAAATTGCCGGGTACCCTAGTGCCCGCCGACCTAAAATAACGAACCACGGACCTTCCTAAGGGCTCGGGATTTCGCGAACTAAAACTCAGACTCGCTTTTGAAGCTGGTGCAACTCCGACCGCCTCGCCGGTCGTCCACACCTTTTTGCTCCCGGCCGGTTGCCAGACTCAAGCAAATCACCTAGCGCCGATCTACGGAAAACCTTAGGAGGCCAAAAAGCAACGGCCCCGAAGCCTGTGAGACTCGGGGCCGGTATTTGGGATCAGTTCAGTGCCAGTCGGATGGCGCTGAACCTCCTCGAAATCGCGGGTCGTGTCAACTTGGGGAAACAACATTTCCCCAGAAAGGATTCCGTTTGCCTCGGGCCTCGAAGAGAGGACCCCATGTTGAACGAACGCCAGCTCCGCTTGATGATTGGAGATGAAGCCTACGATGCCCTGCCGGATCGGAAGCCCCGATCATTCGCACATCCCCCACGGCCGAAGGTTCAGCGGCGACCCCGGATCGAGGCGCGGCAGCGAATCATTTTGGGCGGCTACATCCCGGCCATCGTGGCCGCCGGCTTTACGGTCGCCGAGCAGGCCGTGCTCTGCGTCTTCGCTTATGAGGTCAAGCGGCACGGTCGCTGCGCCCTTACGGTCGGGGAGATCGCTTACAAGGCGCAATGCTGCCGGACCATCGTGCAACGCGCCCTCCGCCAGGCGCAACGTTACGGCCTGATCGCCGTCGATCACCGCCGGGTCGCGCGCGATCGCAATCTCGCGAACATCGTCCGCATCGTCAGCCGAGTGTGGCTTGCGTGGCTTCGGCTCGGCCCGTCTCGGCCGCGACCGTGGGGAAGAGGAGGCTGGGTGTACGAAAGTGTGCAGACACCCAAGCGCTACAAAAAAGAGGTTGTCCGAACGGGAGGGGCCGGCGGCATCAGTGCATCGCCGCCGAACTCTTCGTCCCGCGAAGGCCGTTGAAGAACGTGTTCCGGCATTTCTTCCCGCAAAACCTCTGCCGGCTGTTGTAAACCGCGTCGAAGGTCTTGCCACAGACGACGCACGTCTTGCCCGACCGTGCTTCGGCCTTCCAACGCGCCTGCATGGCGTTGTGGAAGGCGTTCCGGCATTTGGCGCTGCAGTAGATTTGCCGCACGTCGTGATCAAGCCGCAACGGCTTCCGGCACTGCGGACACAGATCGGGCTCGATAGGCTTGGGCGCACGAACCATTGCAGAATTTTTTCGCATATTTCGGCAGGGCATCGCCGCACTCCCAGCAAAAATCCTCCCGCAGGAAATTGCCGAGAGCCGTGAACTCCCGCTGTCCTTCCGCCCAACTTGGACGTCGGGCACCGAGCTGATTGAGCGCCTGGGTTACGATCGATGCGGCCGTCTCATTGGCGACCGACCACGGCCAGCCGATCAGGCACAGGGAAGATCGGATGACGTAGAGGGAGATCGACGATCGGGCGAATGCCGTCGGCTCGCCGAGGTTGAGATAACCGGCTACGAGGTCGACAAGGCGCTGACCGTCTCGCCTGGAAAAACGAAAGCGGCGCACAGGCGCCGCCGATAGTGTGCCGTGCAAGACATCGGTCCTCCCTTAAGTCGGGTTATTCGGCTGCACGACTGATCCTGGTCCCAACTGAATCCAATTTGCGGGCATGTGATGGAGGTCGCCCTCCGCTCCGATCGGGGGCTCGTTCTCGGCGCGGCGAACGTCATTGACGGACAGAATGCCGGATTCTCTTCCGACCCTATAAGCGTCGTATCTCGATTTGACGTCGCCGCGGAGAAGCCCGTCGAGGTCATGCTCGATGTAGAGATTGCGGCGCCCGACGTCGGTGAGCAGGCACCGCTGCATCGCCGTTTCGATCCGCGCGGCGAGGGGGCCGATGCAGTTTTGTACCAGCGAATAGCTCTCCTGCTCGGTATTCGAATATGTGCCCTTGTCGAGAATTCCGACCGAGGTCGGCGGCACTCCGAACACCCGCGCAACATCCTCATTCGATAACCGGCGCTGCTCGAGGAATTGGGAGTCCTCCGGGCTGAAACTCATCTTTTCGAACTTCCCGCCGCCGTCGACTATCATCAGCTTGCCCGCGTTTCGGGCGCCGGCGTGTTCGTCTTTAGCCAGCCCGTGCAGTGATTGGCGCTGATCCGGGCTTAGCATTTGCGGATACGACAAGAGGCCGGACGGGCGGAGCCCGTTTTCGGAAAGCGATTGCGCCGTGGTTGCCTGCGCAACGGCGAGGCCCAGAGACGCCCGCGCGATCATGATCGGGCTCCAGCCAATAATGCCGTCGCGGGTCGGGCCGCGGATGTGCAACACCTCCTCCGCCAGAAGTGTTTCGGTCCGCCGACTTTGCTGATTGAACACGCGATAGCGCAAGCGCCCGTTCGGCAATTGGTCAACCGTGCAATCACCGTATAAAATAGCAACAAGTCCGGTCACCGCACCGCGGGCGTTCCAGATAATTCGGGCATACGCGTTTCCCCAATAATCTAGAGACCGGACCATTAGCTCCCGGAATTCGTACGCGCTCTGGTTCGAATTCGGGGAGTCATGCAGCACCCGATAGAGGGGATTATCATCGGCCCGCTCGCGTCCGCCGGACGGCGTGCGCCGGTACAGGTGCAAAGGCACCGAGGCGAGCAACTCGGAACGCAACGCCACGCACCGGGCGGCAACGCTCAAATTCGAGAGGACGATATCGGGACTCGCGGGCACCGAGCCCGGGCTCCCATTGAGCGCAAACCAGTTCGCCCAGTACGGATCGACGTAAAAGCGCTGCTCCGCGGCCGGCGCCTCCCGCCCGAAGATCCGTTGCAGCAACCCCATCAGAGCAACTCCACGTAACGCCGTGCCAGGGTGAGGCGGAAACCGCTGAGCTCGTCGAAACGCGAGCGCGCGTTCACGACGGTCCCCTCATACGCCGGCCAGCTGGACACAATGCTGACCTCGAAGAGCTCGACGTCGGTCAGAGTGCGGAGATTGCCCTCCCACCGCTCCCCGCCTTCACGGACGCGGAAGCCGAAGGATGCACCGCCGAGGTCGCCCCTCTCCGCGAGAGCGAGGACGTCGATTCCGGCCGACGTCTGCGGAACGTCGAGGTCAAAGGCGAGGCCCCGGGTGTCTTCGGAGAGCCGAAGCGTCCCCGACCGGGTCCGGGCGAGGACCTTGCCCGGGTCGTGATCAACAAGGGCCAATACGTCGCCCCGCAGCGAGCCAGAGAAGGCTCCAGGAGCGATCTTCTCCCGGAAGCCACCTATGGGGGCCTCGACCCCGAAGAGCGCTGCATGGCCTTCTAAACGGCGACCCCTCGCCCGGATCTCCAGAGGCGAGGAGCGGCGCTCGCGGGTCATGGGCAGCACGTCCGGCATGGTCGCGCCTCAGCTGGTCGTGAGGTCGCCAATCTTGGCGAACGATTTCGGATGCCGAAGCGCAATGTCGGCGGTCAGCATGCCGCGGATCTGAACATTGCCCTTGCTATAGGCGGTCGTCTCATAGGGGTTCACCAAAAGATCGAAGCTCGACCAGTACCCGATGAGGAGGTCCGACCAGTTGCCGAAAATCAGCGCGCTACAGACCGCGCCCGAGCCGCCCTTGGTGAGAGTAGAC